CACCCCAACTCCAATGAGCTGCTTCGTCTCTTGTTTTTGTTACAACAAATTGTGGCTTAAATGGAAAACTTAAATCATAATCTGAACCACCTGTCATATTATAAGTTTCTATATCAAAACTACTTGCAAGTGTTGGTGCTTCTGTGTCAGGGTCTGCAGCAAATGCTAAATAAGTTATAGTTATACCATTTCCATTTAATGAACCATCTGTTCCTATTACTTTAAATCCATTAGAAAGAAAATCTACTTGGTCATATTGACATTCTTCTGCATTAGAATTATTAGCACTTAAATAACAATTTCTTGGGTTACTTGCATTTCTTTTATTATCTAAAATTCTCCAATCTTGACCTCCTGCAGTACTTTTAATCATTACAAATGCAGGTTCAAATCCTGTTTCTATAATAGGTCCATTTGCTGAACCATTACCTGTATATGTACCTGCTTTAGAAAATCCATCAATGTTTTTAAAACAATATCCTACATAAGGATAACCACTACTATTTGGTCCTGTATCACTTCCTAAACTAAAAACAGTTGATGTTGGTTGTGTGTCATTCCAAGCAGCTGTAGATGTAGCTTGTCCATCAGTAGTATTTAAAACCATATTGTGAGTTGCACCTGTTGATGTTAGTACATACCAACCATATCCTGCCCTTGTTCTATTTTTAAGTATTATATAATCTGGTGCAACACCTAATCCGTGACCGACAGTAGCTCCTGCTGTTTGATTTCCAGTCCAAGTAACTATTGAAAATCCTGCATCTGTGTTTGCTTGTACTGTACTTGTAATCGTTCCATCACTATTACTGCTTGTAGTTCCTCCGTTTGCTTTCCAACACCAAGCTACATAGGTAACTCCTGATGAATTTGCATCTCCACCTGTTCCTACTGTAAATCCTGTAGATGTAAAAGATTTTATTTGGTCTGTTGCACTAACTTCTGCAATGGTTCTATTAGGTCTAACTTGTTTTGCAGCACCTCTTGTAGAGTCAGATAAATTGTGGTCGTATGATTGATTTCTTGCTTTATACCAAACCATATCAGGTCTAAAACCAACTTCAATCGCTCTATTGTCATTTCCATCACCTGTCCAAGTAACTACCTGAAAGTTTTTACTCGGTGTTAATTCACCACTACCTGTAGCACCTGCACCAATTAATCTTTTATTTAAACCCATTTATTAAATGTTTGGGAAATCGTATGTAATAACTTTTGCTTTAGTAGTTAGTGCATTTATTTCCGATTCAACTGTATCTGATAATTCTCTTAAAGCTACTCTTGCATCTACAATATCTGCAGGTACATCAGCACCATTATCCATTTCTCTTATTATATACCAATCTGTTTTAGAAAGTTCACTTCCTATTTGTGCTTTAAAGTTGTTTATTGATTGCTCTTTTAATTCGCTTAATGACTTTTCCCAAGTTTTATTAGACTTGTCTTTTCTAAATACAGTTGCTTCTGTATCCCAATATATTTCACCTAAATCGTGTATTCTTTCATCATAACTATCATCTACAATTACATCAAAAAGTCCGTTTTTTTTCATTTTACTATCACTCCATCCTTTTATGTTTAAATGCAGCCCTGTTGATGACCTAAATGAATTAGGTAATGATTGATAAAAAGTTATTACACCTGCGTTATTTACTGCTTTCATATTATGCTACTTTATTTATTGTTGCGAATTGTTCTGTGTTTCCATTTGTAGAAACTATACTAATTAAATTTTCTCCACTTCCGTCATAAGTAGAAGCATTTGTAAGTTCTTTTACACTTGCAGGTAAAGTTAAAGTGTAATTACCACTAATAACTAAATTGATTTGCATACCTGTTGAAACATTAGCAAAAGTTAATGTTGTATCAGCTCCTAATGTTTTAGTAAATGTTGTTGCTGTTGCCCAATCTACAGATGTACCACTTAATGCTGCTGCAGTAGTAAACTCTGCACCTAATTTAGCATAAGTTACTGCGTCTGCTGCTATTTTAGCTGTTGTAATGTTTAAATCAGCAATATGAACTGTATCAACTGCTCCATCAGCAATCTTAGCTGAATCTACTGCGTCTGCTGCTAACTTTGCTGTAGTTACTGCACCATCTGCAACACCACCAGCACCATTATATAACTCTGTAAAGTTATCGTTTGTTTTGTCCATAGCACTTCTTAACGGGTCACCTGTCCCATCATTTGCTGAACTTCCTATATTTATTGTTTGTTTTGCCATTTTATTTTATTTTAATATACTGTTGCATCTACTGTTAATGTTGAGCTGTCTGCACTAAATAATGTCGTATCTACTGTTAACGTTGAACCATCTGCATCAAAAGGGTAAATATCACCCCATCCATTCGCTTCATTAACACTTCCAAACCAACTTACACTATATATTGAACCAAATCCCATTTTCTTATACTGGATAAATTATTCCCCAACCATTAGATTCACTATCATTTCCCCACCAACTATCATCATATATTGACCCGAATGACATTTTTTATCTTTTTTAAATAACTACTTAATTTAATTTCGTTTTCTTTTTTTGGCTTATATGTTGACTTGTTATCTTTTATAGAACCCATCCTGTAAAATTAACATCCCTAAAAGGATACATTCCTCCATCTTGACCTCCAGTATAGTCTGGATATAACTGACTTTTATCATCCATATAATCTAAAAATCTTTTAGCATAAAAGTCTGCAGTTTCTGTAGCGTGTCTAGTTAACTTTGTTATTTCAGACTCTGAAACAGAATTTGAATTTTCGCTATTATGTTTATATATACCACCATTAGATATTTGATATGCAGCATAAGGTAAATAGGTTGCTTGTGTGTACCAAATAAGCATTGGTTTTATATATGTATTTACTAAAGTTGCATTATCTGTTGATAAACTACTACCTATTACTTGAGTTTGTAAAGTGTTATATAATTTAGTACCAAGATAATTTTGTATAACAGTATCTTGTGCTACTTCAACAAACTGTATGAGTTTATCAGTATCTACATTACCATCTATAATAGATTTTCTTTTTAACTCTTCTAATGTAATAAATAATGCTTTCATTTTTTATAATTTGGGTGATGTCCGCTATTAGGCATATTTCTAGGTTCAACAGATATTTCACTTGGGTTATTAGGTTTTTTTAAACCGTCTTTTATTGCATCGGATTCACTAACTAAAGTGTTTTCAGATACTTTCTTTTTATAAACTTTCATTTCCCAATAATGCTGACAATTTACACCACCTTTATATTTAAATAACGAATAGCTTTGTCCTTTATGACCTAACTCTTTATTAATTCCTCTAAATGACATCATATTAATATCTTCTTTTCTAAACACTAAATTCTTTTCAGTTATAAGTTCCATTCTTTGACAGAACCTTCTTGAATTTGGTGATTTTCTTACAGGACCATAAGAGTAACGAACCTTATATGTTGAATTATCTTGTGATGAAGACTTACTAGGTTTAGCATCATTGTCAGTAGGCATAGAAAGAGATGTAAAATCAAACTCTTTTTCTGTATCTTCTACTTTTTCAGTATGTACTAATTCCCAGTCATCATTATCTACTTTTTCTGCTAATTCTTCTAGTTGACTTAACAAGTCATCACCTTCATCATCAGAAAAGTCTTTCTTTTCTTCACTTGACAGTTTCTCTCCTGTTTCTTCTTCTCTTTTAATCTTTGTTTCAACATTATCAAGTTCTGTAAACTCTATTGGTTGTAATGTTATAAAGTAAAGGTTAAGATTAATACCGTTAAACGATAAAAGCTCTTTAAAAGAGTTGATTAATAGTGTCTGAAATGGTCTAACAACTATGTTGTCCATTAAAACACTAGCAGTACGCAATTCTTCTGCGTTATTTCCAAATCCCGTGTTGTCTTTAATACCTAATAGTATTGGAGATACAACACCGTGACCTATCATTATTTTTTCTCTTGATTCTTTTGCTAAAAATTCATATTGTGCGTGAGCGTCAGGTAAATGTATAGGTTCTACCGTTGATTGTGCTTCACTATCTTCATTAAAGCATAAAATAAATTTACCAGCATTAGAAGAACCACTAAACTTTTCATATATTTTTCTTTCTATTAAATCTTGTGCTTCATCACCTGGAATACCATTATTAAAGTTTAATAATAATGAAGGTGCTAAACCATTTTGAATGTTGTTTATGTGATAATTTGATACCTCTTCTTCTAAACTACAATACTGTAAACATCCTTGATAATCTACAGGAGAGTAATAATAAAAACCAGCTCTATATGGTTTTATATAATATATTTCTACTTTTTCACTTTTTTTACCACACTTAAAAGATGGTATTCTTTTTGGCTTATCAGAAGGTTTTATTTCTGACCATTTAGGATGATAATAATAAGCTTCTACTTTACCGTCTTTTGCTTTTTCAGCTCTAAGTGTTTCAGCAGGAAAATGCTTTAATTGCATTATCTTTGTTTTTGCTTTATTATAAACAACTTGAATTGATGCTTGACCTAAAAGCTTTAAATCACTTACAACTCTTTTAACGTCATCATTTTTTAATATTGATTCCATTTGTCCAAATTGCACAGCATTTTCTTTAGAATCAGTAGCATCTAAACCTCTACCATAAATTAAATCTGTAATACCGTTAACACATCTTGAGTTTGTTGGACTTCCTAGATATTTCTCTATTAATTCACCAAAATAATTGTTGTTATCTCCATATTCAACCCAATCATTTCTTGGTGACTCTTTTACTGTAGGTACTTCGTACCCTGATAAATTTATTACTTTTAAGTTGTTCATAATATTATATATTTTTGGTCATCCGTGTCAGTACCAACATATTCATTATATTTATTACTGTTTAATGTGTGGTCTGTTGTATTATCTGTTTGAGAAGTACAATAAGCTTTTCCTCTGTATAATAATGTTGTTCCTTGTTTTAGTTCAAACGAATAACTATTTTCAGCTGTTAAAATACTAAAAGCTATAGACATTTGCAAGAAATTACCATTGCTTGACAAAGAAGATGTAATACTGTTTATAGTTTGAGTTTTTCTAGTACCATCCTCTACGATAACCATAGATAAGTCACTTGCAACAGTATAAACTCTTGGAATTATGCTAATTGTTTGAGATGATGTTGTTGGTGATAATCTTATCATACTTATATAACCTATTATGTTGAATATTGTTCAAAAAAAAAGAGGACTGTAAAAGTCCCCTTTCTATGTTTAAGAACCTACTCTGTTTAAGAGTTAGTACCTTCTGTAATAGTTATAGTACCAGATAACCCAGCAAAATCTGTTGAGTTAAATACTAATTGACCAGAAGTGTGTTTCATAAAATTAGCTGGAGTTGTTTCCATTCCAGTTAATGTTAATGTATAACCACTAAGGTCTCCCATTGCAGCACCAGTTACAACTGTACCTCCTGATACGTCAGCACCGTTTACTAAACCAACCATCATAAAGTTTCCATTGTAATCTTCAACAGCAACGTGTGGTCTTCCATAAGCCATTAACTTTAACTCTTTATTATCTGCTTTAGATAACTTCTTAAGTGTTAAGTTTAATGTTTGCTCATAAAATGTAGTTCCGTTTTCTCTTGAAGAATTTACTGTTTGTTCTAATGATGAATTACCTTTTAACTCATACTTACGAGCAGTTAATGCACCTGAAGCACCAGTAATATTAGTTATTTCGTCATCTGTAAGTGTTACAGTACCTAAATCTCCGAAGTCAACGAAATAAATGTTTTTTATTCCACCAACGACATCTTTACAAGGTTCTTTTCTTCCTAAAGTTAAATCACAAGCCATAATTTTTATTTTTTATATAAAAAAAGGGTGGTAGGCTCAAGGCTTACCTACCCTTTCTTAAGTTGAACAATCTATTTATTATGATGTAGCGTATAATACTACTTCAGTTCCAATTCCGTGCTGGATTCCAGCAGTAAATCTCATAACAACTCTCACATTTTGAGAACCGTCTAAGTCCGCCATATCAATCACTTTTACTTCGTTTTGGTCAGATAATAGACCTGTTCCAAAGAATAAGTTTGATTTTTGTGCTGCTACAGCATCATTATCAGATAATCCTGTTGCTAATGCAATTTGAATACCATCAAACTGAAGACCAGCACCACCGTTATACCACTGTGTACCTTTGTTGTCAGTACCTGCTGCTCCTAATCCTGAAGCACCAAATCCACCTAAAGCTCTAATGTAGTTTCTGTACATATTAGAAGGTAAGTAGATAGTCATATCTTCAGCACCATATACTGTAGATGGAATTGCGTCAGCAATTTTACCAAGCTCTGTAATAATGTTAGCTGCAGTTGAAGCAGTACCTGTTACGTCAACTACATCAGAATCAGCTCCTAAAGTAGTGATGAATCCATCAAACTGACCAGTAGTTCCGTTAGCACCTGTCCAGATGTTAGTTTCCATTCTTTGAGCTACTTTATCTGCAACGTGTGCAATTAAAAAGTCAGAAAAAGAAGATGGTAAGTTGTCAAATGCAGAATATCCCATTTGTGCAGCTTCCCAGTCGCTTCTAAAGTCTTTTTTACATAATTCTAAGTTTACTTGAAACTCTTCTGGTTGTAAGATTCTTTCAGTAAGAGTAAGTGTTGATGTGTCATCAAAATCACAAGTTGCGTTTTTAACGATGTCATTTGTTGCCACTTTTTTCATTACTTGTTTGTATTTAACATTAGGTACTACTGTAATATTACCTTCTGCTAAAGTTTTACCTGATAATAAAGCTGCAGAAATATATTTCCCAGCAAATTCACCAGCGTAAGTAGTAGTTATTGAAGTTGTTGTTGCCATTTTAAATTAATTTAATTATTAGTTATTGCGTTTAATACTCTATTGTAAGTAGTGTTTCTATTTGCGTTTGGAGAAAACCTAACACCT